ATGGTCGGCAGTCAACGCGGCCTAGCGTACATAGACGTAACTGTTAAAGAGTTGTTAGCAGTTGCCGACAGGGGTAGGTTGGACGAAGCGAGTGCCTTGGATTTATATGACTTGCTTGCAGATGCTGTCATTACTAAGGCAAGAATAACTAGTATGAAGGGAGTTAACCATGATTAAGCAAGAAGACTATGTAGGTAGCAAGACACCATACGATAGGTATGTTTCGTTAGTGAACGAAGCGCGTTCCAAGGGGCATACTCATTGGATTAACGATGAGATTCCCGTAGCACATAACACATTGAAGTTCTACAACGAGTTGAAGCACAAGCGTCCTGACATTGTGGTGCGGTTCGATACCCATGCGAGTTTCTACAACGGCAAAGACTATCGTGTGTTCGCTGACTTAGGCATCGCCTACAAGGACTGCCCTGAGATTCAAGTAGGGATTATTGGGTTGGAGAACGATGGTGGTGCGCATGGTGAATTGATGTATACCGTCACATCAGACCGCATTACCAACGATAAGTATGCGTCCTACAGCAAGGGGTACAAGGTCAAGAAGACAAAGAACTTTAGCAATGCCGTGAAGAACGCCGTGCAGTTCTTGAAGCCCATGTTGTTCGAGGAGATGAAGAGCAAGCATGACTTGGAATTCAACAGCGCAATAGAAAATCTACGCGCACCGTCCAAGGAGAAGTTGTATGGTGTATCAAACATGGGACGCCACATCATCATTGATGAGATACGCAACATGGTTCGCATGGGGTATGTACCAGTCACACCCTCATTCACCGACGCCATGCACGTTCTCAAAGAGGAAGATGCTGAGATTCAACAGGCGTTGAACTACAAGCCCAAGTCATGTTTTGTGTGGGCTAAGAAGGACAAGGTTGAGTATCAGGTTGAGGGTGAAGAGCGCAAGGTGGTGTACAACCTACAAGATGTGCCTGAGTTCATAATGGACAAGGTGTCCGTCCTACAAATCGGTAGCGAAGGCAAGCCAATCATGGACGTTGGTGTAAAGATTGATAACACAACCTATTGGATATTCCTATGATTATTACGAAGAACGGCGCACCGCCGTTTGTTAGTTGGGAAGACTACGAACGGTTGGTCAATCACCCCGAAGCACCGACACCATTGTCTCAATCCATTAGCCTAGACATGCGGTTCTCAGGTATTTGGTATGACGCAGTAAGTGTGTACAACATGTTGGTAGGGGGACACGGCATGGTTGCCGACAACCTATCGCAAGATGTATTAAGGGTTTCTATCAATGAGGACGGGACGTTTAATATTGTAGACTTTACACTGCCAAGTTCTGAAGGTAGGATAAAGAAAAACCTAGCGCAAGTAGATGTACCGCAATGGATAATGGAGAGCGTATCCATGTTGCGTATCAGTGATGCTAACGAAAAAGTAGATGAACTTGGTATGAAAATACACGACAAGTTGTATTACTTAAAAGAGAGGACTAACAATGAATGAAGAACTAAACACGACTACACGTACGTTCCCACGTACGTTGGCTGAAGCGTTCGATAATAAAAAATGGTGGCATCCACACGAGCCATCACGAAAGGAAAAAACTATGACTAAACGCGAAACCATCATTGCTTTTTTAAAAGACATGTTGCGCCCACGCACCTTGCAAGAGATGATAAACATTGAATTGCGCGAAGCGTATCTAGCCAAGATGAACGCAGAGAATTCACTTGAGTATGCGACGAGTATCGTGGAGTACAACCGTCAACGTATTCGTAGGCTTGAAGAGAAACTTAAAGAACTGGAGAAACCAAATGCTTGAAACAATCGCATGGATAGTATTTCTAATGTGCCTTGGCGCAATCATTGTTGTTGGTGTAGCAATAGCAATAGTGATGATTAGTAGGGAAGATATATGAGTGACGATTACGAAGATGAAGCGTTTAAAGAGTTAGAGAGCAGACTAGGTAGAGACAAACTAAAACAAGTTATGACAAACCTAGACGGCGAATTATCTATATACCGCAACGAAGTTATAGAGGAAATTGCCAAGGAGATTGAGGGATTCACCCCCGCATTTGGCATAGACACGACTAGCAGTTTTGCAATATTTGTAAGGGGGATGAAGACATGAGTAACGAAGTAAATAAAAACCTAACCATAGAAGATGTTATAGCGCATATGAAAGAGGTATTACCCACGGTAGGCAACCTATCAGAACCCACAAAGTTATTGGTGAGTGCGGCACACATGCAAGCGATGCGGCAGATGCTTGATGCGGGAACGCTAGGTAATTTACCTATGACACCACGTAAAGATATTTACGAGGATGAAGAATGAAGTGTCCCGAGTGCGGTGCATGGTCGATAGTAAAACAAACCAAGAAATCACCCACATTTGGGTATACAAGAAGGAGGGAGTGCGCTAATGAACACCGATTTACAACCCAAGAAGTCATTGTCCCGCAAGAGGCAATCGACGAAGAGAGAAGAACTCATCTCGAGAATAACCAAAAACGATTGGAACCCATTCGAAAGAGCGACCCCAAGCGTTTTAGAAATACTACATATCGAGAATACTAAAAAGCAAATCAATAACTATGGAGAAGCACTGCTATGACACAGGAGAAGTTAGGTTTCAACGGCACGACAGCCGACGATATACAGGTGAGCGGTAACCACTACAAAGATATGGCGGTGCAACCGTGGCATGTGATGGAGTCGGTGCTTACCCGTGAGGAGTTCATTGGATTTCTCAAGGGCAACGTAATTAAATATTCCCTACGTGCGGGGCGAAAAGAAGGCAGTGACGATGCGGGTAAAGCACGGCACTACATGCAAAAACTAAAGGAGGTAATAAATGACTAACGAAGAACAGATCGCCAAGTTGACAGAGATGTTAGAGATACAACAGAAGTTGCATGAAACAGCGATAGATATGCTCAAGCCAGCGATAGAAGCCGAACGCGAAGCGTGTGCAAAGTTATTAGAAACAACAGACTTAGGTGGACTAAAAGATAACCCAGCAATGCAGAGTTGGGTTGCAGAAATGTTGTTGGCTTACGTAAAAGCAATCAGAGCAAGGGGACAAGCATGACACCCGAAAAGAAAGTTAAAAACGAAGTCGTAAAAATGCTGAAACTATACAAGAACTTGTATTACTTTTACCCAGTGATGGGTGGGTATGGTGCGGCGGGTATACCTGATATTGTGGTTTGCTATCGCGGTTATTTCATAGCCGTTGAGTGCAAGGCAGGTAAGGGTAAGACAACCGCACTACAGGACAAGAACTTGAAACAAATCAGAGACGCAGAGGGCATAGCCATCGTTGTCAATGAAGAGAACCTGCAAGAGTTGCAGGACATATTAAACGTAATCCTAGAGGAGGAGTGATGGGAACTTTAAGAGAACAAATGGCGAAAGTCATACAAGAGTGGGATAAAGAAGACGAACAACCTATACAGGAGAAAACCGTGGAAAAGAAACAAACAACTACAGCAAAAATCGTGGGGTTCATACGTGACAACCCAAACATCGAGAGCACCGCACTACGTGACAAGGTAGCGCATAAGTACCCCGACATTACCTTTAAAAACATTGCGTCAATCCTCAAGCAGTTGACAGATGCAAACTACTTAGACCGCCAAGGTTCAACGATTGAAACGTCAAGAGGCGCACGACAAACATTTACCTACACCGTTGTGCCCGACGACATACGCATAGCACGTAGAAAAGCACAGAAAAATAAGATGAAAGGTATGGTCGAGCGTGCGGCTATGGCACGTGCGGCAAAAGAAGCAAAGCGCGAAGCGAAGGCTACACAGGTTGGCATTAGCGACTTGGTGCCTGAGAAGGTGGCAGAGAAATTCGAGCACAGAACATTACGGTGGAGAGCCGATGATGTGATTAACTCACTATCAGTTATACAAGCGCGTGAGTTGTATGACCGACTGAAGCAAATTTTTGGAGGTTGATATGACCAAGATGAAAGAGCAAGAACTTGGGGAGTGGCGAGAGAATCCATTCCTACACCCTGACGTACGTAAACACGTACAGAAACTAAAAAACGATTTGTTGGAGTCAAAACTGTTTAATGCAATCGAGGGTAGGAAGTTGGAGTGGATAGAAGCAACGTACCCCGACATCATCAAGCAGTACGACGCCATACGAGAACTTGAGAAGGCTGAACAGTCTGCATGGGCAGACAAAAACACCGAACCGTTTTTTGGAGAAATCAAATGAACGCAGACGAAACAAGAGAAGAGTTGAAACGTCTTGACGACCGTATCAGTTTGCAGAACGAAACAATGAAAGCCATGTGGAAGCGTTGGGAAGTTATGTTCGAGCGTGATAAGTGGTTGCAAGAGGCGTACCCCGAAATCGTTGCACAGCACAAAGCAGTTGAGGATTTAAAACGTGCAAGCAGAGTTGGTGTTGGTGGGTTAGCACGCCCCGAAGTGAAGGCTGAAGGTGACGAGGTGCGTTATGGGAATACTTAACAACATCTTTGGTGGGAGTGGGCAACAGACAATTTCTCCTCAACCTTTACCACAACAGTTGGGCTCTTCAATTTGGATGACCAGTACCACGAATCCGCACATGCAACAGATAGGCGCTACCGCATTGCATAACAGCCAAAGTGGATGGACGGCGGCAATGAATCCGGTGGCTACGTTTGACGAACAAATAAAAGAGTTGCGGTACATACTGCAACGAACCGTAGAAAACTACGATGAACTGCAAGCACAGTACAAGGCGTTGCAGGATATAACTAAAGCGGAGGAGAACAAATGAGTGATGGACTATTTGATGATGTGCCACTAATGAATAAAGAACGCGACAAGGCATGGGAAGGGTTCATTGCACGCAAAGATGTGGCGGGGATGTTTACCGATACTAAGTTTGGTTTCCCTTTGAACGGTGGCTACTACGACTTGTGGTGCATTGCTTGGGCTAAGGCTTGGGACAAAGGCTTTCATGCAGGGCGGGGGGACAAGCATGAACCAAACTAGAGAGCAATACATAGAAGGCGCAAATAACAACAGCCTGTACTGGGCAGAGCGGTCTTATGAAACTGGCGGTGAAGGACTCATGTACACCATGCTCTTGCAGTGGGCTATGGGTGACGAATTGTTTGGTGAACAGTGGGATAGAAACAAGGAGAAGAACAATGACTGAAGAAGACGATGACATCCAAGACTACAAGAAACCTTGGGTAGGGTTGACGGATGAAGAGGTTGAGAATTTGTGTCTTGCAGTTGGTACTGAGCCTATTGAAGTGCGATTGATTGAAGCCAAACTCAAGGAGAAGAACACATGACTGATGAACAACGATTGCATCTGATTACTGAGCAGTTACTAATTGTTCGGGACAATTTGTTTCGCGGCATGAGCAAGTCAATACAAAAACTACAAGCACGGAGCATCAATGAAGTGCTTGAGTTGCCAAACTTTACTGAGTCACCACAACGCACATGGGTTGGGCTGACGGATGAGGATGAAATTGATTGGGAAGAGGGTGGTAACTTAAAAGATTTGGTTAAAGCCATCGAAGCCAAACTCAAGGAGAAGAACACATGACACAAGATGAAATCATTGAACTGGCTAGGCAGGCTGGTTGCCCTATGGCGAACATGATGCCCATGTACTTTACCGACACACAGTTGTTGGTAATGCTTGAAGCCTTTGCCGCCCTTGTCGCTTCTGCCGAGCGTGAGGCCATTAACAAAGAAGCCAAAGCGCATTTGGAAGAATTACGAAAAAACTTTAACGCTGAAAGCGCAGAACTGCGATTGCACATGTGGTCACAGGAGAAACAAGCATGAACAGAGAAGACATTATTCGCATGGCACGAGAGGCGATTGAAGCCAAACTGAAAGAAAAAAATGGCTAGACCCTACGGCAAAATAAACAAGGGGCACACCATACCCTACGGCACGATGGTAAATGCTGGTTATGAACTGCGCCAAGCCTACTACGGCGGGTATAAAAATGACGATGAGTTTCCTGAGTTGCCATGCCCGCCACCACGATACACAGAGTATGAGTGCCCCGAAGAAGAGTTGTACAGGAAAGAAGTCTCAGCGTTTGTACAAGAACTGCTAGATGTGCTGACACCTAGAGAATCCAAAGTGTTGCGCTTTAGATTTGGTATTGGACTTGAATGTGACCATACGCTTGATGAGATAGCAGGGATGTATGACCTAACAAAGGAGCGTATTCGACAAATTGAGATGAAAGCAATACGCAAACTGAAGCACCCCGAACTTAAACTTGCAGAAGTCTTTGCGCCCGAAGACTGCTACGAACCAACTAATAGAAAGAAAAGAACGCATGAACGTATTGACCGTAGATTTTGAGACGTACTACACCAGTGGGGACTTAGGGTTCAAGAAGCAGACCACTGAGGAGTATGTGCGTGACCCGCGATTCCATGTGATTGGTGTGTCGGTGCAAGTGGATGGTGGCAAGCCTGAGTGGTTCAGTGGTGACTACATGCAGACCTACGAGTTCCTAAAACGATTCGACTGGGCTAACAGCATGGCGGTTGCACACAATGCCATGTTCGATATGGCAATCCTAAGTTGGCACTACAACATAAAACCTATGGCTATTGGTGACACGTTGAGCATGGCGCGTGCCGTGCATGGCACTGAGGTGGGTGGCAGTCTTGAGAAGTTGGCTGTGCACTATGGGCTTGGCGTCAAGGGTAGAGAAGTTGTCACGGCTATTGACTTGAAGCGCGAGGACTTCACAACGCGACAACTTGATGCGTATGGTGACTACTGTAAGAACGACGTAGCACTTACCTACGACTTATTCCGAACACTACTGCCTTCATTCAAGATGGTGGAGTTGAAGTTGATTGATACAACTATCAGGATGTTTACAGAACCAGTTTTGAGGCTCGATCCGGGGCTACTTGAAAAGCATCTTGTACAAGTACGTGATAGGAAGGCTAAGTCACTTGCAGCAGCCGGTTGTTCTATCGAAGATTTAATGTCCAACAAGAAGTTTGCAGAAGTTCTACGCAAGTTAGGCGTCGAACCGCCTATGAAGATAAGCCCAACTACGGGCAAGGAGACGCTTGCACTGGCTAAGAACGACGAAGAGTTCAAGGCGATGGCTGACCACAAAGATATACGTGTGCAAGCAGTTGTTGCCGCACGGCTTGGCAATAAGACTACGCTTGAAGAAACGCGCACCGAGCGGTTGATTGGGATTGCCACAAGAGGACTGATACCTGTACCCCTCTCATACTACGCCGCACACACGGGACGGTGGGGTGGGTCGGACAAACTTAATTTCCAAAACTTTCCCTCACGTGGCGAGAACGCAGGGGTACTGAAGAACGCAATCCTAGCCCCCGAAGGGCATGTGATTATTGACTGCGACTCATCGCAGATTGAAGCCCGTGTGCTTGCTTGGTTCGCGGGACAAACAGACTTAATGGAGGCATTTGCAAATGGCGAGGACGTATACAAAATCATGGCATCGCAGATTTACCGCAAGCCCATCGAAGAAGTCTTGGATACTAAGGCGAACCCCGAACGGTTTGTGGGTAAAACCACAATTCTTGGAGCGGGTTATGGCATGGGCGGTACGAAGTTCCAAGCGCAACTCAAGACGTTTGACGTCACAGTTACTGAGGGAGAAGCCGCAGGGATTATCAAAACCTATCGAGAAACCTACCCCTATATTCCCGCCCTATGGCAAGCAGGCTCCACGGCGATTACTGCTCTAGCAAACGGGCAAACAACCAAGTGGGGCAACGGTTGCATTGAGATACATAAAGATGGTATCCTCATGCCTAACGGTTTGTACCAACGGTATCCAAACTTGCGAAAAATGGTGGACGACCAAGGCAAGACGCAGTACGTCTATGACTCCCGCAAGGGCATAGTAAAACTGTATGGTGGCAAGTTGACAGAGAACGTTTGTCAGGGTTTGGCACGTTGCATCATTGGCGAACAGATGTTGAGAATTGCAAAGAGATACCGTGTCGTGCTTACTGTTCACGATGCTGTGGCATGTGTTGCTCCAAAAGAAGAGGCCGAAGAAGCCAAGCAATACGTGATGGACTGTATGCGCTATGTACCCGACTGGGCGAAAGGCATACCATTAAATTGTGAGGCTGGCTATGGAGATAGTTATGGAGATTGTTAAATGACACCGCAACCTATTACCACGTTCCCGCTTGGGTACGATGAGAAGACCGAGATGGTGCTTACTGCCGCGAATGAAATAGTTATTACGCATCCCGTAATGCCAACAATGATTTACGATGAAACTGTAATGCGTTGGGTTCACATCGAGGCAACAAACTAATGAACAAAGCACCCGCATGGAGTTACTCGAGCATCACGCTGTTCGACCAGTGCCCTAAAAAATATTACCACTTGCGAGTGGCAAAGGACATCAAGGAACCTGAGAGCGACGCGATGATGTACGGCAAAGACTTGCACTCTGCCGCAGAGCACTACATACGGGATGACAAACCACTACCCGCAAAGTACGACTACATATTGCCGATGTTGGACGTGTTGAAGAACATGAAAGGCGAGAAGCATTGTGAACTCAAGATGGGCATCAAGAAAGAAGATGGACGCCTTGTACCTTGCGGTTTCTTTGATAAAGATGTTTGGTATCGTGGCGTTGCTGACCTAATCGTCATCAACAAAGAAAAGAAAGAAGCCCGTGTAGTTGACTACAAGACGGGCAAGAGCAGTAAGTACGCTGACCCTAAACAACTTGCACTAATGGCGGCTTGCATATTCGTGCATTTCCCTGAGATAGAGACTGTGAAGGGTGGGCTACTGTTTGTCGTGGTGGGTGACTTCATCAGGGCGCAGTACAAGGTGGCTACTGGGCTTAACATATTTGCACAACTGGACGATACGTTGGTGACCCGTGAAACAGCATACGAGTCAGGCGTGTTTAATCCAAAGAAAAATTTCACATGTAAAGCATGGTGTCCCGTGCTTATATGTCCACACAATGGAAGGAATGAGTAATGACATACAAAAACAAATCAGACCGCGATGCCAAGCATGAGTGGGAACTGGAAAAGAAACGTGCGGGTGCACACGAAGCACGCATGGAACGTCAACGCGCTAGACGTGCGCTGGACAAGAAGGGTGTAGACCGCAAGGGTAAAGATGTTGCCCACAAGGTTGCGCTGAGTAAGGGTGGCACTAACAAAGAGGGTTACACCTTGCAAGCCCCCGCAAAGAATCGTTCGTTCAAAAGGAATTCAGACAAGTCAATGAAATAAAGTTGTTAGTGCGCCCCAAGGTTAGGTGTGAGTGGTAGGGGCGCGAGGGCTGTCAATCCCTTCATGGAAACGAAAACCGCACCAGTTAGAGCCTATCGACCCCTTTCTGAGGATAGGTGATTTAACCGAATGGCACCCGCAAGGTGCCGCCAATTTCCTCTAAACACAGACCGTGTTTGGAGTGCATAACAATCGGAGAGAGCATGGAGATTATTGAGAACAGAGCAATATTGCTCAAGGTAAAACACCCCGACAGAATCACTACGGTGATTCCAAAGAGCAAGGTGTTGGAGAGAGATGAGAACTCAGCAAGTGTGTTGGTGAACTGGGGCTTGGAAGAGACCCTAGTGCTGAAGAACTTACGTATCAACGTACCGTCACCTATCAATGGAACGTACAAGTGGCCGGGGCTCTACAAACCATTCGACCATCAAAAAGTTACATCGTCTTTTCTAACCATGCACCGCCGTGCGTTCTGTTTCAACGAACAGGGCACAGGCAAAACGGCTAGTGTTATATGGTCGGCAGACTATCTAATGACGCAAAAGATTATCAAGCGCGTGCTTGTAATCTGCCCCTTGTCCATCATGGACTCGGCATGGCGTAATGACTTGTTTAGATTTGCGATGCACCGCAGAGTAGACGTCGCGTATGGCAAGCCTGAGAAACGCAGAGAAATTATTAAGGGTGATGCAGAGTTCGTCATCATTAACTACGACGGTTTAGAAATCGTAGCGGAAGCCGTTGCACAGGGTGGCTTTGATTTAATCGTGATTGATGAGGCAAACGCCTACAAAAATCCTCAGACGAAGCGTTGGAAAATCCTGAGTAAATTACTCCAACCGACCACATGGCTATGGATGTTGACAGGAACGCCCGCCTCACAGTCTCCAGTAGATGCTTATGGCATAGCGAAGTTAGTTAACCCCAACAATATCCCTCGATTCTTTGGTGGGTTCAGAGACCAAGTGATGAACAAAGTCACGCAGTTCAAGTGGGTGCCCAAGCCCGATGCGAACGACACGGTATACAGAGCACTACAACCCGCAATACGTTTTACGAAAGAGCAATGCTTAGATTTACCTGAGATGACCTACGTAACGCGAGACGTACCGCTTACCGCACAGCAAGAGAAATACTACGAGTTACTCCGCCGACAACTAATCGTGCAAGCGGCTGGTGAAGAGATAACAACAGTCAACGCCGCCGCTAACCTCAATAAGTTACTGCAACTATCAGGTGGTGCGGTGTATTCCGATACAGGCGAAGTTGTGCAGTTCGATGCAAGCAACCGCCTTGCTGTCCTACGAGAAGTTATTGAAGAGTCTAGCCACAAGGTGCTGGTGTTCGTGCCGTTCAGACATGCGATTGAAGTTGTGTCCGAAGACTTAAAGAAGCACGGCTACGCGACCGCAGTCATTCACGGCGGGGTATCCGCAAGCAAACGCACAGAAATTTTTGAGAGATTCCAAACGACTGACAGCCCACAAGTGTTAGTCATACAACCGCAAGCGGCGTCACACGGGGTCACCCTACATGCCGCAAACACGATTGTGTATTGGAGTCCGGTAATGTCCGTAGAGACATATTTGCAATGCAACGCACGAGTCCATAGGGCAGGGCAGAAGAACCCATCAGTTGTAGTGCACTTGCAGGGTAGTGGTGTAGAACGCCGCATGTACACCATGTTGAATAACAAAGTCGATATTCACCACAAAATTATTGACCTATACGGGGAAATACTGAGTTGACAATACTTGACAATGTTAAATTTAGCGGTATGATGGACAACACAAAGAGAGAAGGAGAGAAAAATGACTGAAGACATTTCAGCCGACAAACTCGTCGCCGTCTACATAAAGATGCGCGACAAGAGAGCCGAACTTCTACGTGGTTACGAAGAAGAAGACGGTGCGGTGAAAGCACAGATGGAAATGGTGGAGAGCAAGTTACTTGACCTCTGCAAGACCGTCGGTGCCGATAGCCTCAAGACCAAGCACGGTACGGTTATGCGTGGTGTCAAAACCCGCTACTGGACAAGTGATTGGGCATCCATGCACAAATTCATTTTGGAACACCAAATGCCTGACCTTTTGGAAAAGCGCATTAGTCAAGCCACACTGAAACAACTTTTGGATGAGAACCCTGACCTGATGCCCCCGGGCGTCAATGTAGATAGCAAATACTCAGTTACTGTAAGGAGAAGCACAAGTGGAAGCTGAAACAACCCTGACTGTTTTGGAGGTCGCAAAATACTTGCGGGTTTCCCGACAAACAGTCTACACCCTGATACGTGAGGGAAAAATCCCACACTTCAAAGTTGGAACAAAGGTACGCATTAAACGTGCAGACCTCGACGCCATGACAAATACCCAAACCAAACCAACCATAGGAGAAACTATATGACTGAAATGACTTTATTTGCCAAGGGTGGCAATACCTTACCCGCACACTTGCGTAACCTTGAACTGGACGCAACTACCAAAGCCTTGATGGGTTCGGGTGGTGGCTCAGGCAAGCGTATATCAATCAAAGGCGGTGTATTCCGCATGATTGTTGACGGCAAAGAAATCGCACAAAACGAAGACCGCGCCATGCCGATTGTTATTGTTGCGGCTAACCCGCACGTATCCCGTAGTTACTATGCAGACACTTATGTTGAAGGACAAGTCCTCGCCCCCTCATGCTGGTCAAACGATGGAGTCTCACCCGATTCCAAAGTCAGCGAACCACAGTCCGGCAAATGCGCAACATGTGCACAAAACATTGCTGGCTCCGCAACTCAGGGCGCAGGACGTGCTTGCCGTTACAGCCAACGCTTGGCAGTTACCCTTGAGAACGACCTCAAAGGCGATGTGTACCAACTAACACTCCCTGCGCAGTCAATCTTTGGTAATGTTGAGGGCGGCAAAATGCCTCTGCAAGCATATGCTAAGTTCTTGGGTAGCCACGGTTTGCCAATCACAGCAGTCGTTACCGAGATGCGTTTTGATACAGCAAGTGCTACACCTAAGTTGACCTTCAAGGCACTACGTCCTTTGGAAGCCGACGAGATGGCATTGGCACAAGAGAAGGGGCAGTCAGCAGAAGCCAAGTCTGCGATTGCATCAACCCCTGCAACATTGGACGGCGCAAAAACAAAAGCAGTAGCCGCACCCGAACCAGTTGCAAAAGCAGAAGCCGCACCCGCCGAAGAAGCGGAACCAACCAAACGCGCTAAGAAAGCCGCACCGAAAGATGTGAGCGAAATCTTGGACGACTGGGCTGAGTAAAAACAACGGGGGGCTTATGCCCCCCTACAAAGGAGGCTACTAATGGCAAAAATTTGTGAATGTTGTGGGCAAAAGATTCGGAAATTAAACCCACACCGAATGTGCAAACACAAAGTTACTGTGCTTGAAATCATGGCTAAGGCTGATGACTGGGTAGTTGCCCAACATGGACATGGCGTCATTGTTAATGGCGTTTCTGTTCGCGCCCCTTATAGGGCAGAGGCACATGCAAGCCGTTTAGTTTGGTTTGGTTTAGCAGAACATGGAGCAACGCGCTCAGGGATGTACCGTATCACACAGGCGGGTAGGGACTTCCTTGCAGGGACACATGCTGTACCAAAAATCATATGGTGTAAAGACGGCATAGTGGTTGAAACTGATTCCATACAAGTAACGATAGGCAGTGTAAAAGATGTAGTCCTCGATAAAGAGTATTGGGACAACTATGGAGCAATGCAGAGACCATGAACAACAAAGGTTACTCCCGTAAGTTTGTACAAGCAAACAAAACGGCTGACAACGAGCACATCGGTGTACAACTTGGGCGCATATGCGTTTCGAGAGACATACCCGTGCAAGACGTAGCAGAGTATTTATCGGTATCACGACAGGCTGTTTACATGTGGTTCTTGGGGAAGTCATTTCCCCACCCCACTATGCGCGACACCATACGTGACCTGATTAAGACACTCAAATCTAAAAAACCCTGACCGACAGTCTGCCGCCAGCAGACTCCGGTTTTCAAAAGAGCGAACAATGACCTCAAGGATTCCCTTTCTCTCCTCCGTGCTTGCCGACGAAGGCATGTACTGTGTGGTGGGACTAAAGAAAGGTGCCCCGAGGCAAACTTTTGTAGAGACGATTGAAGAAATAGATGGTGTAGTAGAAGGGCTGTTAGCACAGGGGTACGACGCGTACTTTGGATGTGCTAAATATTTAAACGCCTCAGAAGGGCGTACCGCACAAAACGCAAAATGGTTCAAAGCCTTTTGGGTTGACTTAGACTGCGGTGAGAATAAACCTTACGAAACACAAGCCGTTGCTTTAGATGCACTCAAGCAGTTTGTTAAGGACACAGGGCTACCACGCCCAACGATAGTGAACTCAGGCCGTGGCGTACACGCCTACTGGACACTGACCAAAGCAATTTTCTACAACGATTGGAAGCCATCGGCTGAAGCGTTCAAGAAGTTTTGTGCGGCTTACGACCTAAAGGCTGACCCTGCGGTGACCGCAGATGCGGCTCGTATCCTACGTATTCCCGAAACACTCAACCATAAAGATTCCCCACCGTCACGAGTTGATGTGCTGGTTTCTTCTGGCGCTATGGAGTTCTCCCGATTCCAAGCGATTGTCGGTGCGGGTACTGAGGAAGAAGTCAACAACGAACTTGGTTTCGCGGTGCCCACGCAACGCCGACCAATAGATGCAACCACTCGCGCCTTGATGGGAAACAGCATATCCCGCTTTGGGACAATCATGCGTAAGAGTGCGGAAGGTAAAGGTTGTGCGCAGCTCGTGCATATATACCGCAACCAGCAAGATGTTGAAGAGCCTTTGTGGAGAGCGGGGCTATCTATCGCCATTAACTGTGAAGACGGTGAGTTGGCAATCCACAAGATTTCTCATGCCCATGAGGAGTACGACCCACAGGACACCAAGGTAAAGGCAGATGCCCTATTTGGTAAGCCTTATAAGTGCGCAACATTTCACAGCCTAAACTCCACAGGGTGCACCGACTGTCCGAACCGCAACAAGATTACATCGCCCATACAGATTGGGTCACAAATCGCGGCGGCTACGGCAGAAGACAACATCGTGGTGATGCGCAACGCTACGCTGGAAGAAGACATTACGGTTGAGATTCCTGAGTATCCGTTCCCATACTTTCGTGGGAAGAACGGTGGGGTCTACAAGCGTGGCTTGCCTTCTGAGAAAGCCAAAAAGAAAGACGATGAGGAGACAGAAGAAGAACGCGACCACCTCATTTATGAATACGACTTCTACGTGGTCAAGAGGCTAACTGACCCTGATGCTGGTGAATCTTTATGGATGCGCTTGCATATGCCCAAAGACGGCATACGGGAATTCTCTGCGCCGTTAGCAAGCGTCTTGTCGAAAGACAGATTTAGGGAAGTCATTGCTTTTCAAGGCGTGACTGCATACAACAAGAAATTGGATGGACTTATGGCTTATGTAACCCGTTGGGTAGGTGAATTGCAACAACTTGCAGAGGCTGAGAAAGCACGGCAACAGTTTGGATGGTGTGAGGACGACACGAAGTTTGTAGTTGGCAACCGTGAGATAACTGCCGCAGGGGTGAACTACAGCCCGTCGTCGCAAGCAACCGCAGAGTTAGCGACGATGTACACAAAGAAGGGCACGCTACACGAGTGGTCTAAAGTGGCTAACAACTACGCCCGTGAAGGTAATGAAGTCCGTGCGTTCACCCTGTTCGCTGGTTTTGGCTCTGCCCTGTTCAAGTTTACCAAACTAAGTGGCTCGATTATTCACCTGACCAACAACGGCTCAGGCGTGGGTAAGACAACTATTCAGCACATGGTCAACAGCATTTGGGGGCGTCCATTGGAAACCCTGATGAACCAAGAAGATAAGTACTTGGCTCGTATGCACCGCATCTCTGTGCTTGGCAACATCTCGGTGACGATTGACGAACTGACCAACATGGCTGACGAAGAGGTTAGCAACATGGCGTATGGCATTACGCATGGTAGGGGACGCAACCGTATGATGTCCCAAGTTAACGCTGAACGAAGCAACATGTTGCGCTGGGCGATGATTGCGATTACGTCGGGTAACAAGAGTCTGTACGACCAGTTGTACAACTTGAAGGACTTCCCCGAAGGTGAGTTGATGCGGATACTGGAGTTCAATGTCTCCAAGACTGATGACATGTCCAAGGCTGAATCTGATAGCGCGTTCAACGCTATGTACGACAACTACGGCGTGGCTGGTGAAGTCTTCATACGCTACGTGATTGCCAACCTGCCCGAAGTCAAGAAGTTGTTGGAGAAAATCCAGCGTAAGTTTGACAAAGCGGCTGGCCTCACTCAGCGTGAGCGGTTTTGGTCTGCTACTGCCGCATGTGCCCTGACTGCTGGTTTGATTACCAAGAAACTAGGTTTGCATAACATCGCCGTAGAAAACATTTACGCATGGGCTGTACAAACTATTGGCAGGATGCGGGTTGAAGTACGCCCGGGAATATCGGGTCCTTTAGCGCACATGGGATTATTTCTTAATGAGCACAACAACAATATGCTGGTCATCAACAGCACGGTGGACAAACGCTCAGGGCTTACCGAAGCGCCAATACGAGAACCCCGTGGTGAACTCATCACCCGCTATGAGCCTGACACCAAGCACTTGTTTGTGACGGTGAAACTCTTGCGTGAGTGGTGTAGCGAGAACCAAGTCTCTTACAAAGGGCTGGTGGACGACCTGTACAAGATGGGTGCTTGCATCGGGACTTTGAAGAAAGCCATGTCGCGTGGGTCTGCAATGTCCACACCACCCGTGAGTGCATTGGTGATTGATTGCGCAAAAGCAACAGCCCTAGACCCCGAAGATAGCACTCCTGTACCCGCTCCTAGCGATGACGATTTATAATAGCAACGTACCCGTTGTTATTGAATGGCATAAATTCGTAGTCGGCAGCTCGTTCTATATACCGACGTTAACACCTAACGTGTTATCAGATGAAATAGACACTGCCGCGAAGGAACGGGGCATGAAAGTCAAGTTTCGTTTTTGTGTCGAAGGCACTACGCATGGAGTGAGGTTCTGGCGTGTCAAATGATCTTGTGTTAGAGTTCGCCTAGCAACTGATCTCCTCTCTCCTTTGTAGTTGCCTTCTCCTAGCCCCCCGACCAAAAGTTGGGGGGTTTTTTTCTTTAGGCTTCCAGTTCGTGGATTGACTGCTCGATGAGAGGGCGCAACTTCTTGTTCAACTGCACCCCGTGGTACATGTCTTCGGAAATTTTGTCCCGTGCCTTGACAGACTTGTTGAGAGTGTTGCCTGTTATTTTTAGTTCGGGATACTTATCGCCCAACTCAAACAGTTTTTCTTCCAACTTATCCGCACGCTCAAAGTCACCTTCACGCTGGGCAACGTAGTACTTCTTGAGCAAGGACTGCTCTTCTTTGGTAATCACGTCACCTTGCTTCTTGGCAATAGCGTTAATCTCATACTGTGCCAACAAGTCAGCAGGTGCGAAACCTAAGACCTGCATAGCTGCGTTGTATCCATTCACATCACCCATCACTGGGTCACCGCGTAGAGTATTTACACCCTCAGTGGCATAGCGAACACCCTTGAGTACGTTACGTAACGCAATAGGTAGGGCAGTCTCGATGGCACGCTCCATGTGCCCATCGTTAGCCAGTTCAGCCGCACGGAACATGTTGTTTACTATGGCATATGGTGCGCCAAATATCGCCTCGGTAATTTGGCTCAACGCACTAGCGTCTGCTTTACCGCCCTTGTTTTCACGGTAGATTAAGTCAGTCCAACCCACACGGTCAGCAATGCCGAGGTTCGTGATGTAGTTGATTGGGCCCTTAAACGCAAACTCACCAAGATATTTACGCATGACGGTATCAAAGTCATCCTCGTCGTCATCATTAAGCGCGTTGTAGGCGGCTTCCATAATCCAATACATGGGTAAACCCTTAACCCCAGCAAACAATGCGGCAGTGCCGTATACGCCTAACAACTGGCGACGGGCGGCTTGTATTTCCTCAAGTTGTTGTCCTGTGGCACCTTTAACTGGCAGCGCACGGTTCATGGTGTTGAACAACATGTAGTACATGGTGAAGCCAAACCGCTTAAACACAGTAAGAACTTTACCTATGTCTGACTGACCGATGCTGGGCCCAGATTCAGTATGACCAGCACCATGCGCAAAGGTAACCATTTTGATGGCTTCTTCAATAGCCTGCGCTTGCTTCTCGGCATCGGACAACTTCTTGTTATTCTTGAGGCGTCCCATCTCCAACTCATAGGCGGCAACTGCCGTGATTTCACGGTTCATACGCTCGGCATGATGGAACATGTATGTGGAAATAACCGCAGTTTTGTGCGCTAAGTTTCCAGTCTTATCAAGTTCTTTTCCGGGCCTGTCGTTTACATCCAACGCGTCATAAGCTGTTGATGTTTGCAGGAACCCAAGGTCTTTGAGCCTTTGCATCAAGGCGGCATACTGCGGGGATTTGCCCATACTGACTGCGTTGTCGATAGATAGGCCAACTTCCAACCAACTATCTTGCATGGACTTGTTGCCGTTAATATCAATTACTTCGCGCTTGGCACCGCTGGTTCTATATAACTGCAATGCCGCCAACAATGCACGACCTGAGTTTGCCCAGCCATACTTACCCGACAAAAGCGGGTAAACAATCATAGGGGTTTGCAACGTGTTGACCACGGCAGATGATGCGTTACCAGCCAAGTTGAAGTAGAACGCGCCAGTACTTGCATAGCGTGCCCAGTCAGACACCTTGGGGTTCATAGCGTATTCTTGACGTGCTTCAAACTCGTTAATCAATTCAACTGCACGGTTTTGATTCTGCCCACGTAGACCTGCGGCGGTCTCTTTCATATTGCTAACCAAACGGCGCATACGATCACCATAGCGCATCAGAGCCAACTGGCGGGTTACGTTCTGAGTCACATTACCAAATGCCAAGGCAACATCGTTCTCATAACCAAGCGTACCCTTACGTGTTTGGAAAGATTTCAGCAAACTAGCCTCTGGCATCGCGGCAACGATTAACTGCAAGAACTTATTAACAGCCTCATCATCGGCGTTGCCCTCACGCATGATCTTCACAATCTGAGCCGCCATAGTTCCACGTGGAACATTCTTTACGGTGAACTGGTCAATGCGGGAGAACTCATCAAAGTTTGTATTACCTTCTGCTTCTAACTTGCGGCGTGCAAAGTCACGTTCAGCTTGGCTGTTATACAACTTAGATACGGCATCGTTAGTCTTGTCGGTGTAGGTCAACCAGTAAGTACCCTGACGGTACAGAGGCACGTAGTGGTCAATGCCCATCTTCGTGATTTGGTCAATGATCTTGTTGTACGCACTTAGTGCCGCTTTCTCATCAGGAAAAGTTTCCTTCAGACTGCTATACAACGACCCCTTTAACTCTTTGAACAAACCACGGTATGCACCGAATGTGTCACGGTACAACTGCTTTTCTTCGTCATTGAGTTTGTTGAACTCAGCGGAGAACTGGCGATGGGCTGCTTCCCTCTCAGGCGCACCTTTGTACTGGCTAATAGGAGCCTCTGGATTTACGTCCAAGCGTGACGATTCATGCACAAGGCGTGACCATGCGTCATAGTTAGCGTTCTGACGGTATTTGTTTAGACGGTCAGCAATAGGCTTTAACTTGGCACGCAACTCTTCACGGTAACCAATCATGCCGTCCACAGAGCGGGCGAAGTCCATTGAGTCTTTACCCAATATCTTTTCACCAACTTCACCCAGAGCAGACAAGTTCAGGAAGCGTTGAGTAGCCTCACGGAAACTGATACCCATGCGTTCGGTAGCGGCAAGGAACTTCACAGCGCGTTCACTGTTCATGGCGGGCTGATTGGAAATAATGTGGTCCATACCAGCCATAACTTGTTGCGCTATGTTTGGTTTGTGGATTGACTGTGCATACATGGACTCGCCGTAGCGTGCGGCAGGGGGCGCACCCATAATCGCATTGAGCATCTGGTCAACTGCATCCACCACACTCGTTTGCTTTGGCTCGTAACCCATCAATTTACGCAGGACGTTAACAATCTTGTCCCACATTGACAGGTTAGGGGACTCGGTGCGCATTTCTTTCAAGCGCGTGCGGAAGACTTCGTTACTCCACATTTCAGCGGCAAACTCTTGCAAGTCTGTAGCGCCATACGCACCTTCAATATCACCCTTGATTTGCTCAAAAAGTTTGTTTAACTTCCGGGTGATCGGGTGTGATGGGTTTGCCAAAACATGTGATAGTGCGGCGTGAGCGGCCTCATGCAAAATCTCGTACTCGCTGGCGTTTGCAGGTAAGTAGATAGTGTTTGTCTTTGGGTCGTAGCGGGCTTCGCCCACTGCCAATTTCACATCACCTAAGTACTTAGTCAAAGCACCAGCAATACGTTGTACCAAACCAGAAGAACCGGAATCTGCAAGAGCTTGTAGAGCCCCTGCAACATCACCACGCTCCAACATGTGTAAGACAACTGGATGCGCCTCACCGTGCAGTGCGGCAGTCTCAGGCGATGCGAAGTATCCTTCGCGCCCTGTGTTTATGAAGTTGTTTAAATCGTCGTCAGTGGCTTCGCCAAAGTACACATCGTCAATCGTCTTCTGTACAGAAACTTTCTTCTTGTCTGCGGCGGCTTCTTTAGCCTCATCCGCTAACTGCTTCTTGGTCGCTTTCTTGACCCCTTGCTGTTTATCAATTCTGGAGTAGTGCACCTGAGAACTGGCGTTCTCTTTCTCGTACAGGGCAATCTGCTTGTCCATGAATGCGATTGCTTCGGGCGACAGGTTCTGACGCACCCACTGTGCGGCGTTCTTAGCGTGTTTACCGCCTTGTCCTTTGAAAAACTCAGCCTCGGCTTGTGTGCCGAATGTCATCTCTGGGGCACCCTTGAACGACTTCATTTTGGAATTGCGATAGGCAGTAGGCTGATATACCAAGTCGTTAGCAATCGCTTTAAGCGCCAACTCAGGTAGAACCTTGCTGAAATAAGCGTGAGCGTCTTTGGCAAGTTCGGTCATCCCTTTGAGGGATGCAGTGCGGCCTAATTTCTCAGCGGCAATCTTGAGGTCTTCACCAAACTTTATAGTTTTATTAACCTTAGCAATATTCTGTGCTTCCACCGTTTCGGCAGGGGCAGCCTCAGTAGCCTTGATAGGAGTAGCCTTTCGTCCCTTAGCAGATACAACAAGAGGAGCAGTATCAGTAGTAGCAACAGTAACAGGAGCCGCATTTTCACCACCTATTATTTCTGTATCAGTTAAATTTTGTAGTAGCTGTTCATCGGTAACTACCCCCTGCGCCCCAAGGTTTAGTGCGGCAAATTTTTCACCATCAACTTTTACTTTTGTATCAACAACTTTTCCTGTGTCATCACGAACAATAGTTACCGTTGCAGGTTTACCTTCAAAGGTTGTTTTGTGTTGAGTTTTGGTTTCTTTTACTGTAGCGGACTGTTCAGCTTCTCTGATAGTAGGCAGTCCAGCATCCGGCTTAGGAGAAACCACTCGAGCTCCTGTAGGTGCTCCAGTTCCTGTGGCGGTGCCTTCTTGATCGGGTGGTGGAGCCACGCTAGTGCCTGCTCCACTTGTTGGGGCGTTAGGTTGTCCAGCATTGATGTCTCCAAAGGCGAATTGACGCGTTGCTGATTGTTGCTTCTGTGTTTTCTCAGAGATAGGCTCCGCTTGTAATTCCGCACGGGCGGCTTCGACTTCACCACCACGCCCATCAGCATATAGGCTGTCAAGTACTTTTTGGTAGTTATCTTCGTTGATGTTGATGGTGCCCGTCTTTTGCGGGTCTTCCATTGTCTGTATAAATTTGCGCACACCTTCGGGGGTAGCCATGTCAACACCCAACAACTCAGTAGTAAGGTTTGAACGTGCAGGGATACGCAAGGCTTTGAGAACTTGCTCTGTTACTGGGTCTTTCGGTGCGTTCTGTGCACCCATGTCGCCAAAGGCGAACCCACGTAAACCTTGTTCTTGGCTAATCTTGTTCTCAACGCGTTGCTTCTCAACTCCGGGCATAAACATGCCGCCCGTACCGGGTGTTGGCTTGGCAGTAGCGAACGCGCTCTCTGACGCTTTAGCCGCATTTTCGTCAGCGTCTTTAGCCTTGGCTTTTTTAATTGCGTCTTCTAAGTCAGCGTAGGCTCGTGAACCGGGACGTTGCTCATCCATGCGGGCTTGCAAGGCATTGATTTCAATCTCACGCGCTTTGCGTGCATCGTTCTCCGCAAGGGCGGCTTCCATATCAGCTTGCGTATTGCCCGCTGTTGGGAACTGACCTTCGATTTGGTTTTGCAAGCCAGTAGGTTGTAGTCGTGCCGCTTCTTCTTGCGCGGCCTGTTGCTTCAGTGCTTCGTTGGCTTCTTGTGTGTTTGCATAGTCTTTCTTGGCTGTACGAGCGGCGGCTATACCACCGGGGACTCCAAAGCCAGCACCACCCACAGCACCTTTAACAAATGCTTCCTTGTACTTCTGTACGTTCTCAGGGTCAAGCAAACCTTTTGTACTGCCAGCAACTTGTGTGGCGTATGCGCCGATGGCTTCTTGTGCGCTCTCGGTAAGCCCTTCAGTAGCGGCAGACTTGGCTACTTCTTTGCCAAGGTACTTCCAAACTTTTGGTGCGGCACCAGACTCTTTAGCCATCTGCTCAATGACTTTTAGTTTGCCGTATGAGCCTAGTGAGTTAAGCACGCCAGCAGGTAACACAGAGTCCAATATGGCACTGAAGCCACCTGCTAGGGCGGCAACACCGGGCTCGAACTTGCCAGTTTCTCTGTATATACCTTCAAACACTTCGGGTGCGTTTTGAGCAAATGAGCCCATGAACACACCACCATACATGCCCTTTTGCGCACCAGCTTTTGCGGCAGTCTCAACACCAGCCAGACCTGCACGAGTAGGAACGCCAGCGGCAGTAGCCGCCTTGAAAGCCGCGCCGCCAGCCAAGCGCCCGCCCAACATACTACCCCCTACACCGGGAACTATTGAAGTAGCAATAGTAGGTGTGAGTTCACCCAAGGTTTCAACGCCGTACTCAAGTGCCTCAAACGGACTGTTGATGTCTTTATAGGATTTGAAACGCGTTGGGTATTTCTGCTGTAGAAGTTGGCGGCTTGCTTCCGCTTCTTTCATTTGACGTTCAGCGTACTCTTTGTCCCCACCCACAAAAGAACTGACCATAGCAGGGATGGTGTCGCCAAGAGCAATACCCGTTTCTCCCAGACCACGCATGACACCGCGCTTGGCAATCTCACCCAAACCAACATCCGGTTTAGGAAGACTGAAGTCGTATTTTTCTGCCAGTCTGCCGACTAAATTATCGAACTGCTCTGGACTTAGGTTGTCTGGAAATTCAACATTCCCTACTTTGGGCAGTGTGACAATCATAATTAACCTTCATCAAGCAGATCAAACACCGATTTTGCACTACCGCCGCTAGTTGCGGAAGCCATATCTCCACGTTGGTCCCGTGCGGCACTCAGTGCGTCCCCGATTGCAGATTGACGCATTTGATTAAATTGATACTTACCTTGAATAGGCCCATACTGTTGTATGAGTTCCGCTTCTTTTCGCGTGTTTCTTGGGTTGTTATCAAAGTCAAGTGTGGCTTTACGGCGTACGTCCATCATGCGTGCATCTGCGGCTCTAGCTTGAGCATCTGCGGCTTTGTTGCGGTAGTCCATGAGCGAACCAAACTGACGTTCTTTTTGTGCCAGTTGTGCGGCACCGAGGCCAGCTTGTGAGGCGTATTGTTGACGTTGTACGTCAAGTTGTTCACGCTGTACTGCGATTTGTTTATCCACTTGTTGGAACTGACGTACTTGGGACGCCCAGCCTAGGGCTGTAGCGTTATCACCTTTACGTTGCGCCATTTGGAACTGTTGCATAGCAATCGCAAGTTTTTGCTGGTTGTCATCTGCGGCTTGAGCCAACTCATTAGTCTTAGCAACCGATGCGGCAAGTGTTGGAGATGCTTTTGCGGCGCTTCGTATTACACCAAAGATACCTTTGTTACCCGCTTGACCGGGTTCAGCGGCATTAGCCGCCATTTGAAAACCAAACTCAGCCAGTGCTTTACCAAAGCCTTTGTCTTTAATTTCTTTTGAACGTCCGGCGGATTTTTCCAGCATCTT